CCAGTGGCAAAGCAAGTTAAAGCTAACCGAGATAGCAAGAACGAATTCAAGGTTAGTGACCGCTTACTGGTTGCCACTGAGTATGCGCAAGAATCTTTGATGTGTGATGACAAGACAATCTTTACCGTGATTGAAGTCCATGACAAGACAGTCTTTGTACAAGATGAAGATGGTAACGGTGGTCGGCTGCATCATTCACATTTTAAAAGACATACTGAGACTACACACGCTAGCTAGTCTCAATGTTGACAGCTCGGAATAGACGGCACCAAATTCTTTTAGGGGGGATATGGGGTCAAAAGTCGTAAGTGACCTCATAGAAAAGACCGCCCCCCCATCAAATTTTCACGTGGTCAAAAGTCCATAGGGGGGTATACCTCCGATATTTAAAAGATTTTTAAAATTTGGAGGTTCTTATGTCAAATATGGGACGACCTCCTAAATCCTTGCAGGAAAAAATATTGAGCGGATCTCGAATCCGTGATGATCGGGATGAAGAATCCCAAGTTGCAAATGCTGCAGTAGATTTAGGTATGCCACCTTGCCCAGTATGGGTAAACAAAGAAGCCAAAAAGCACTGGGACACTTTGGGACCAGTGTTAGTGCAGGCAGGTTTGCTTTCCGTAGTGGATGGTGATGTGTTTGGGCTGCATTGTGACAATGTGGCAGCCTACGGAAAAGCCATGGATAAGCTACAAGCATTAGATTCATGGGTCGAAAAAACACCCAATGGTTTTCAGGTGCAAGCAGCTTGGCTTCAGATCCGCAATAAATTACAAGAACAAATGATTAAAACTGCCCGTGAATTTGGTCTTACACCTGCAGCACGTTCTGGTGTGAAAGTGAATAAACAGCAACAGCTTAATTTGTTGGGCGCAGAGGCTGCTACAAATCCTGAAAATGACGTGTACAGCAATTACGGTATGCGCCAAAGTTAATAGCGAGTTTTTATGCGTGATTATTTTAAAATTACGCTCCAGTATTGCCTTGATGTGCGCTCTGGAGTGCGAACAGCAGGGCAACTGGAGAAACTTGCAGTTAAACGGTTTTTAACCGATCTAAGCAAATCAAATTTTGATGTTGAATCGGTAGATGAAGAAACCCATGAATTATTTCAAAAATTAAAATTCAAGCTGAAACCCGATATAGATTTTGAGTACGAGTTAGATATTTCGAGAGCACACCATGCGCTCTTTTTTATTGAGACTTGCCCGCATGTTAAAGGGGACTTGGCAAAGATTCGTCCAGATGGAACAAGACAGCCACTGATATTAGAGCCTTGGCAGGTTTTTGCCACGCTCAATATGTTCGGCTGGATTGGTCAAGATGGGAAAAGGCGGTTTTTATATGTTTATATCGAGGTCGCAAAGAAAAATGGTAAATCTACTTGGCTGGCTGCCATTGCGTTATATCTCTGTTTTATCGATGGTGAAATGGGGGCGGAAGTATATACAGCTGCAACTTCGGCTGAACAAGCAAAAATCGTATTTAATGATGCGAGCAAAATGGTCGAGTACTCACCGAAAATGCGTGCGCACTTCGGTATTGAATATTCTAAATTTGCTGTGTTTCAGACCGAAACAAACAGCATGCTTAAAGCGTTATCACAAGATCGGGGCGGCACAAAAGACGGTCTAAACGTACATGCTGCCATTATTGATGAATTACATGCGCATAAAACCGCAGACATGTATGACATTGTGGCAAACGGTATTGCTGCACGAAGTGAGCCATTAATTTTAGCCATTACCACAGCTGGAGACGATACCACCAGTAAATGCTACCAAGAACGTCAGGTCGTGGTGGATATTTTGAAAGGCAAAGCCAAGCATGATCAGTATTTTGGCATGGTGTTTTGTCTGGATCGTGGTGATGATTGGTTAGATCCAAAAGTATGGGCCAAAGCCAATCCCAATTATGGTGTATCGGTGAATGAAAAATATCTGCATTCGGTGTTTGAAAAGGTCAAGGTCAGTCCAAAACTTGAAGGTATTACCCGCCAAAAACATTTGAATGAATGGATCGGGTCAATGGATGGCTGGATTTCTCCAACCATTTGGGCAAATTGCTACTCTGATGTGAAATATCACGACCTTGATGGGCAAATACGTTTTGGTGGCTATGATTTGGCAAGTCGTTTGGATTTGGCAAGTTGGGGCGAATTGATTCCTCGTTTTGAAAGTGATGGAAAAATTCATTGGTACGCATTTTCTCATTCATACATTAACGAACATGTCATTGAAACCAAAACAGCAATTAACGGTGAAAAACGCCCTGATGAATACCCCGTATGGTGTGATCAAGGGTATCTGATTGCGACTCCAGGTGAATCAACAGACTACAAACGAATTCAGCGTGATATTGAAGATTCTCATATCAAAAATCCGTTTTATGAGCTTGGGCATGACCGATACCACGCTGAACAACTTACAGCCAATTTGCTTGAAGAAGGGCTAAATGTCATTGAGATTCCTCAAAATGCAGAACATTTAAGTCCAGCCATGCGTTGGATAGAAGTGTTATTAGTCGAAGGGCGGTTTCATCATTGTGGTGATCCAGTTTTAACTTGGTGTGCTTTAAATGTATTGGTCAAAGTTGATGCCAAGGATAATATTTTTCCGCGCAAAGGGCCTCCAGCCAAGAAAATTGATGCAATGGTTGGAATTATTAATGCTGCTGCGCGTGCTCGATATTGGGATGATGAATCCGTTTTTGATTTGGTGCCTGGTGAAGATGATGGAAATATTGATGACTGGTTGAATGACATGATTAAGGTAGCGAAGCGATGAGTAAAAACCGCGATAAAGTGAAAAATCGTGATAAAAAAAATCGCGAGAAGCTAAAGGTTCGGGGGACTGGACCGATACAAGATAAAACGGGGACGACCATTATTGATCGTCCCCGTTCTGGTTTTAAGACCGCAAAGCCTGTGTCATTTGATAGTGCTATGACGCTCAGTGCTGTTTTTGCCTGTATCAAAATTTTGACAGAATCTGTGGCAACCCTGCCACTGCAAATGTTTCAGCTCAAATCCGATGGAACCCGTATTCAAGTCAAAGATCATGATGTGATTCGGTTGTTATACAACAAACCAAACCGCTATCAAACCCGCGTTGAGTTTTTTGAACAGCTCATGCTGAATTTGGTCGCGGGGAATGCCTACATTAAGAAGGATTATCTTGGTAAAAAACTGGTCAGCTTGCAGGTCATTAACTCAGGTTCGGTAGATCCGAGTATTCGTGATGATGGTACACCACAGTATAAATGTCGATTGGGCAGTGAAACGGTTGAATATACCGATAAAGAAATCTGGCATATCAAACTTTTTGGCACTGGTTTTGTGGGGATGTCGCCCATTGCTTACGGTGCGCAGTCGATTGGGATTGGTCTGGCGGGAAGTGATAAGACTTCTCGCTTAATGTCCAATGGCGCTAAGCCAACGGGGGCATTAAAAACTGAAAAATATCTGAAAAAAGAACAGCGTGATTCACTGCGTAGCGAGTTAGATCTTCTGATAAACGGTGATGACGGTGATATGGCAGTACTCGAAGGCAATATGCAGTTCGAGCAAATCAGCCTGACACCTGAAGACCTTGAGTTGATTGAAATTCGAAAGTTGGCTGTTGAAGAATCCTGTCGTTTCTTCGGGGTGAATCCAATCCTGATTTTCAGTACAGATTCCAGTACGACTTGGGGTAGTGGCATTGAACAATTGGTCGATGGCTTTCATAAGTTCGGTTTGCGTCCATACTTGGAGCGAATTGAAGAAAGTGCTCGTATTCACCTATTGCAACGACATGAATGGGATGAATATGAGTTCGAATTTAAGACCAAAGACTTGTTACGGGCATCGTATCTTGAACGGGTTAAATCGAATAAAGACCGAATTTTGTCAGGGCAAGCGAGTCCTTATCAAGTCCAAATGGAAGAGGGAGAAATACCTGATCCGAACTCAAACTTTATAATGGTACCAGTCAATATGACTACAGCCGAACGTATGAAAAATGGCAATTATGGAGCAAAAGCTGATGAATCGAAACCTGCAGGTGCGTGAAAAAGCACTACCAAATTTGCCGAAAGTTCAGTGTCGGCGTATGCCTGTTGCAGAAACTGAGTTTCGTTTTAAAAAAGATGAAAAGACAGGTGTAATTACTATTCGTGGTTATGCAGTCAAGTGGGATTCAGTAAATTACTATGGTGAGAAATTCATACGTGGTGCCTTTGCTGAAGTTTGTGCTGCCTTTGCTGCAGGGAATAAAAAAGTCCATGCATATTACAACCATGGTTGGCGAATGTATTGGGTTGATGCTTTGATGGCATTGCGAATTGGTAAATATAAAGTTTTAAAAGAGGACGATGTAGGTCTGTATTTAGAGCTTGAATTTACACCAGGGCTATATTGGGCACAGCAAGTTGCAGCGATGGTCGAACATGAAACTGTAGATGGCTTCTCGATTGCCTTTTATCCACCTAGTCCAATGGATATGGAAGATAAAGGTACGCATGTTGAAATTAAGCGTGCAGATCTATACGAAATCAGTGTGGTCGATGAACCTGCAGATAGTGCAGCCCGTGTCATTTCTGAGGATTCAATAAATGGCCTCGAATCATCTAGTGATGCAGCTGAGCTGTTACGTTCACTTGGTTTATATGGCGATTATGCAGATAAATTAATGGCACGCTTGAGTGAATTTGGTAAACCGCAAGATACACCACCATCTGAACCGAAAAAAGATCCTTTTGCATTCTTGGATGCGTCTGGTTTGTAAATCAAAATTTAAATATTGACCCGCTTAAAGCGGGTTTTTCATTTTTTATGTATGGAAAAATTAGTATGAAAGCACTTCAACAACAAGCTCTTGTAATTGCAATGTCTGGTATGTCTACTCAAACAGTAAACCCTTTGAGTGGTTTGCTAACACGTGATGCTCCACCAACTCCTGCTGAATTAGACCAGTTGGCGATTAACTTGCGCAATCGTGTAACACAGATTGATGGTTTGCTTGAACGTTACAAGGATAAGTTATCTGCATTAGATGGCTTACCTCAAGATTTGAAGAAAGATCTTGAAGAACGTTCCAAAGAAGTTGCAAAACTGACAGGAGAAATTGAAGAAATTCAGCAAAAACTGGTCGATGGTGTTCATGAGCGAAATAAGCAAGAACAAGATTCTATTGCAGCAGCATTAATTCGAAATAAAGATGCGGTCGAATTTGCTAAAACCATGGCAACACGTTCTGGTAAGAAAAAGGAGTCAGTTGTATTTGAAGGTCTAAGTGCTCGTAACGTTATTACTTTGGCTGGGATGGGCGCAAATGCTTCATTAGCTAAAAATGACGTTTCTCGCACTAGCTTCCAAGCGCCATTATCGATCATCGATATGATCAATTGGGGATCTGCAGATGGAGATGTAGCCATCTTCTTACGTGAATCAGCTTTTGAAATTATGGCTGATATTGCCCCTGAGAATACGAATAAGCCTGAAACGAAGTTAGAATTTGGTCCAGTCTCGTTAAATATTGGGACAATCGCTCACTGGATTCGTGCATCTAAGCAAGTTTTAGCCGACATGACTTGGCTTGCAAACTACATTGAAACTCGAATGACCTATGGTGTGCGTTTGAAACTCGAATATTTCGTAGTAAATGGACATACCGCGACTTCTGGTAATCCAAAATGTTTTAGTGGCTTACTCGAAACTGCTAACTTTGTGACAGTGACTCCAGACGCAGATGACACAGCTATTGATGTGCTTAACCAAGCAAAATACAAAGCAGCTGATTCTTATCTTTTACCTGACAGCATTATTTTGAACCCTGAAGACTGGGGCAAAATCGAACGTATTAAAGGTACAGATGGTCATTATATTTTTGGTTCTCCTGGGGCAGCGGTTCAACCAGTACTTTGGGGTGTTCCAGTTGTATTTGCAGCCTCAATGCCAAAAGGTAAATATTGGGTCGGTAACTTAGCAATCGGTTTTGATGGTCTGATCCGTGAAGACGTTGCTGTTACTGTTTCTACAGAAGATGGTAGCAACGTTACTAAAAACTTAGTCACGATTTTGGCTGAAATGCGCGCTTCAGGTGCAGTTGTATTACCTGATGCATGTGTTGCGGGTGATTTGCCAGTAATTCCAGCAGGTCCTTAATAAATTTGAAAATGAAAGCAGCCCTTCGGGGCTGCTTTTTTACCTCTCTTTCTGTCTTAAAAAGGCTATTTTTATGAGTGATTACAACATTACCTTAGAAAAACTGAAGCAATACTTGAGTGTTGTTCATAGTCGTGATGACGAGTTCATTGAATTACTCATAAAAGTGGCTATTGAAGATGTTCAAAACTGTATTGATCGACGTTTTGATGATCCTACGACATGGGGAAATATAGCTTTAGTAGATCCTGGCAATAATATCCCTGCACCCTTAGAAGCTACAGTAAAAATGGTGGTCGATGATCTTTATCACAACCGATCTACTCAGTTTGATAAGTCATTATTCGATAACAAAACATTTTCTCGATTGTTTTCACCATATCGAAAAATGGGGGTGTGATATGTATGAAGCTTACATTGATCGAAAGTACTACATGAACCGAGTTTGTAGATCTATTAAAAATCCCGAGCAAAAGATGGTTGTCAAAAGGGTTCTACATCCAACGTCAATGAAGCATCCGAAGCAATTTATGCTTCGACGATTAGGGAATAAATTTACTTCAACAGATGTGGTGCCTTATTTTCAAATTGAATTTCGAATAGATGGGTGCTGGATTCCTGCAGAGCAGCTATTCAAGCATAGAATCAATGAATTGGAGGCAGGAACATTATGCAATCAGGACAATTAGATACGTTGTTTGAGGTTTATCAGCAGTCTTCCGAAAAAAATACTGCAGGTCAAAAGAAAGATGTTTGGACCATTATTGGTAGTTTCTATGGCGGGGTAGAGCCAATTAGTACACAGACATTTGTTCAATCTGGTGTACAAGGATCTGCTTTGGTTTGTCGTGTTGTCATGCGCCCAGATGATTATCCAGGATTAAATGCAGCTTTAATTATAAAAGATGTAGATCGGGGAAATATTTATAAAATTTCAGGAGTATTACCAATCAATAAAGGCAAGCAATCTTTGTTATGCACGATAGGTAAACTTTTATGAATTTTTCAGCCGAGGTTGAAGGCTGGGAAGAAACAAAAAAGCAAATGCAGCAATTGGTGAGTTTAGCAAAAGAAAGACAGCTCACTCAGAATGCATTGTTTTACGCATCACAGCCAATGTTTGAAGAAATTAAACAGAATGCACCCAAAGCTCAAAAGGCTTATTACAAATACTACAGAGGCTCTTCAAGGGCACGTTTAGCGGGACAACCTCAAAACATACGCAAATTGAAACGTCCTGGTACTTTAAGACGTAACGTCGCAAGAAAACGTATCAAAGTTGATAACGGTGTCGCGATAGGCATCTACATCAAAAACAAAGCCTTTTATTTTCGATTTATTGAACTGGGGACACCGCATATTGTGGCTGTCCCTTTTATTCGTCCTGCGTATGACAAGAACAAGGATTTAGCAATAGTTCGATTTATTGAACGTTATCGGGAGTACATCCAAAAAGTTATTGCAAAACAGCAAGTAAGTTCTTTGCAAGAGGGGGATTCAGATGCTGGTTAAAGAAATCATCTATTCAGTATTGGGTCCATTATTCAATGATCGTGTCGGACCACATCCGTTGCCACAAGGGTTTGATACCAATGAAACCTATGTGACTTATCAAGGTATTTCAGCGGTGCCACTGAATACCGTTAAAGGATGGACTGGCCACAGTCAACATCGAGTTCAAATCAATATTTTTCATTCAGACATTATTGTTTGTGAAAAAGCTAAAAATCGCGTGATTTGGGCAATGGATCAGCAATCTTATTCATCATGTGTAGTGGTAGATGAGCGTGATGAAGGTTTAGATGAAGAAACTCAAGTATATCAACAACAAGTCGATTTCTTGATTTGGCAAGAAGTCGAAAAGGAGTAAAGCATGGCTGATAAGGCTTTAATTGATTCACAAGGTATTGTAATTTCATATAAAGAGGCATCTGCTTCTACATTTGAAGAAGTGCTTGAAGTTACCGATAGCCCATTACCAACCAAAAAACGTGAAGTAGATGATATTACGACGGTTAAATCTACCCACAAAGAAACGGCTGCTGCTGGTGTAATCAGTAGTGATGATTTGGCCTATGAGCTGTTAATGATTTCAGGGAGTGCACAACAAACTGCATTAGATGACCATTTCGAAGCAGGGACCATGTTGGATTGGAAGGTTGTACTTCCTGATGCACTTAAAACAACTTATACCTATTCTGGCACCATTACCGAATTGTCTCCAGTTCGTGCTGCAAACAAGAAAAACCGTTTCCGTTTGACTATTGCTGTAAATGGCAAGGTGACTAAAACAGAAACGGTAGTACCTTAATTTTTAAACTGTAATTGCCCGCTTTAACAGCGGGTTTTTTATTTCTTTTATTTGGAAAAAATATGAATACTGCAAAGGCAATTGAATTACCTAGTTTAGCTTCTCTATTTTTAGCTGCTGCTGACAATCGTGAAGTTGAAACTCATGAAATTGAAGGCTTAGGGAAAGTTGGCATAAAGAAATTAAGTATTGCTGCACGTGATGAATGGGTGGCTTCGGAAAAAGATTCAACCATTTGTTTATTACAAAATGCTGTCTGTGATCCAGACACTGGAAGTCTTGTATTAAAAGAAATTGAGCTTGAACGTTTGAAAGAGTTACCAACTACTATTGTTGATTCTTTGATTCAGAAAATCTTCAAACATAATGGCATGAAAACTGTTAAAGATTTACGTGAAGAACAGCAATCTGAAGAATTAAAAAACTCCAAAGCCGACCAGAGCTAAAATTTAAATTTCAGCTTGCGCTGAGATTAGGGCGAACGGTTGGCGAACTTGAATCATCCATGACCTATGAAGAGTTTGTCTATTGGCAAGCATTCAATGTATTAGAACCCATCGGTATTTATCGAGAGGATCTATTATTTGGGAACATTGCAAAAACATTGTTTGATGTGAACATAACTGATCATGGCCTAGGATTAGAGAACTTTATGATGTTTAGACAGCCTGTTGAACGAACAGTCGAGGATGTATGTGATGACATTAAGACGAGAATGGCAACATTAGTTTGAACAGTCATTGGATTAAATTCCTATTTTTGCCTATATTCTAATCTCTTATTTATAAGGGGTTAGAATGGAACTATTAAATTCACCATTAAAAAAAGCTGATTTTGATCAGATTGATAGTTATTTTAACGCTTATAAATCAAACTTTTTGAAGCTAGACATTAAAGAATTAAGCATCGAAAAATTTAAAACTGATTTTAAAAGCTTTGACAAATATTTGATTAATTTAAGTGATGCAGAAAAGGCAAGGGCTTGGCTGTATTTATACTCCAAAGTTACAAAGTATTTGAAGGATCAAACTCCAGTCATTCAGCCCAATAAGCAGTTTGATAATGTAAATTCTAGGAAGTTGGCTTCATATATCGTCAGTCTTGTTATTTTGGCAATGGTAGGATGGGGCATACACGCATTTTTAAATAGAGAAGAAAGCCCAGAACAAAAGCACAGAAGAATGCAGATGGACTTGATCGTTTCTGCACAAATTGCTGTAAGT